CTTCTTTTGAGGGGCAACTGGGGCTGTCGGCGTTCCCGGTGCCTTACAAACTACGCTAGCAATACTAGCACTTCTAGTTCCTGGCGTAATTACAATTGTGTCATCTGGGTTTACATCTGAAGCTAAAATTTTACCGTCTCTGTCAAATATGTAGATGTACAAATAAGTGCTCTTCATAGCAACACAATCAATTTGCTGTTTTGTAACTACAACTTCTACTTCGTCATCTTTCTTGGTGACAAGAGAAATAAAGAAACTAGCTTTACCGTCAACAAGCTTAATACTTGTGACATCAATAATTAAAACACCATTGGAGTCCGTGTAGAGCGGAAAGAACTTATCGTTTCCATTCGGAACGGCATCCTTAGGCAATTCTTCGATGGTCTTAGCGGTAGATTCTTTCTGGACATGACCTTGAGCGATTCCGAAACTAAAAAGCGAAATTAAAGCAAATAGAGTTAGTGTTTTCATGTGGAATCCTCAAGGTTATTAAGTATATATGATCATCGACGGTTCTTGTAACGTTCCTCTAATTTTTTAACATTAGCACGAATAATTTCCTGCCCTTCGATCCCATGACGGTAAGCAATCATCATCAAATAATATTGAACGTCACCTAATTCCTTGATCAACTTTTTCTTGTCAACTTTAGTGACAGATCCTTGATCACGCTGCGCCTTTTTAAGAAGTTCTGTGACTTCACCGGCTTCACCTGGAAGACCCAAAGACATGACAAAGTCATCAGTCAAACCTAATTTCTTTTTCTTGCCGGTCCACATGCTTGCGACCCAAGCCTGGTATTCATTCAGAGTCATTTCTTTTTTCATGTGTGACGCACCTTTGGTTTGAATTTCATATAACTATCACGCTTCTTCATGCTGGCCTCACCTAATCGATATAACTTTTCTTCCTCTTCTGGAGAAATTTGCATTTCTTCAAACAACATAGCAACTACGGCTATAACATCCACGATTTCTTCTTTGAGATGAGCAATTCTTTCAGGTGTTTCACCAAAACGCATGATCTTGCTTTTAGCTTTAATGACCTCTGAACATTCCTCGGCCAAACATTCCATCAATTCTTCTTTCGCATTGTGAATCATGTAATCTCCATAGTTGAATCAATATTCTGCGCTATAGTTTCTTAAGACACAACATTCATAACATGAATGCTCCACAGATCAACAAGAATTGTGATGCCAACAAGTCCCCATAGCGCATACACAACAAAATCTCTAGTTCTACGATTTGAACGGTAGTAAACCAATATAAGCGCGCCAAACAATGCCCATAAAGTAAAAATTTTCCAAGCTAATAGCACCCAAACAGTTTGAAACACTGTAAGTAACCAATGATCTATTGGATTGGCTTCGGCATCGAATCCAGCAATTGAAATAATGTTTTTTGTGATAAAAAAATCAATGATGAAAAAGAAAGCTAATGACAACATTGCCGTAACGTATTGTCGAGCTATATTCATAGTCCAACCGGATTTTCGTTATTGGCTTTAGGGACACATTCTACGCGACAGTAGACTGCTGTCGTCATTGGTGGTTTAGAACCAGGTGCCCAATATCGACTAGATGGGGTAAAAATTGATACTGGCTTACCGTTTTGGTCGAACCAACCAGTACTCTCTTCTGAAGTTATATAACAGTTACAATTCGCACAAGTCCACACCGTATTTGATGTGGCAACATAACTAAATTCTTTCACGTTTATTCCTTTAATTTTCCCATCTGTATGCACAGAACATGTTGTAGATGCCTTCTGAACGACCGTATGCCTCGACTTCCCAAGGTGAATTGTAATAATCCCAATCCATTGTCTTGGATGTTGAAACTAGATACAGCTTGCCGTGAAAGCGAGATTGAATCCCGTTCGCATAGTCAAACAATTCACCATTCAAATACTGCTTCACATGGACCAATTCGTGTGAAAGCATCACTAGAAAATCGCGCATTCTATAACGCAAACTTCCTGATGATTTGATAGATGATTTGTTGATGTCGATTGTAAACTTTCTACGTCCCTTGACTCGACCTTCATCACCCATCCAAGCACTACATTCTTCGAACTCTTCTTGCTGATCAACAGGTAGATCTGAAATATTAATAGCAGTAAGTTTAATATCTGCCTTTTTAAGTTTTTCTTTGGACACCAAGTGACCTAAAGTAAATGCCACAAATTCACGGATATAGGCACGCTCTTCATGATTATCTATTCCTTTAATAGTTAACATCAGGGGTTGCCTCGTATGGGTAATACCCTATTTACGATATTACCCCAAGAGCATTGATTTCGCTGGGGAATATTGGAATCCAGCAACTATTACAGATTTGACTGAATTGACCTTAAAAGAACGCCAATCGTTTTCATCAAGATCCCAGACCACAAATGTCGTTGCCTTTGCGTCTAGATCTGAAAGGCTCTCAGACTTATCTGGAGACGTTCTTTCTGGAAGGTAGGCGTTTTGTAGGGTACACTTCATAACCCGTTCTGAGCCGTCTTGCTTCGTAAATGCAACGGTTACTTGAGCAGTACGGAGAAGTTGATTGAGTTGAGAAGCATTGATCTTGGTGGACATAGGATCTCCTTAATAAGTCACCCTATTATCTACTTTGATTCCTTAATAGTAAAGGCATATTTGATCAGGTACCAGGCGTCTATTATGTCAGATGTTGGATTGGTTCCTGGCTTTCCTAGACTTGATAAGTCCGCACCGGTTTCTTTGACAAAAGCCTCGTGCATTTGGATTTTATCAGCGTTACCTTTGCCGGTAGCAAATTTTTTCAAGACTGTAGGTGGGACTAAAAATAATTTGTGATCAAGCGTCCATAGTTTGTGTTTTAGGAGTCCTGTATTTTCACCAATTTGAAACACCATTCCTTTCGAACCCATACTGTAATTTTCAATATAAGTTTCAGCATTGGCAGCTTCCTTGCTGGCAATCCTGATGAAATGGTTACTGATATTGTTGTGGCGTTGCTCTGGTGTAAACCAATCAAAATGCTGAGATCCGATAATCTTACCGTTCAAAAACACATCTTCATGTTTTTTCTTGTCAGAAAGAAACCAGATTTTAGCATTGGCCCATGTGGCATCTGGAGCGATGCACATTGCCGGTGAAGTCATAGAGTAATCGAAAGATATCTTATTCGTCATCGTCTGAACGATAACTATCAAATTCCTCGTCTTCGTCAGCGTTATCTGCCTCTTCAATTGTTTCACCACAGAATGCACAATGTGATGGGTCACCAGAGACACCATGCTTAGCAAACCTAATCGTGTATTCTGAGTCACAATTCTCACAGATAATGCTGAGACTCTTTTTCTTTTCAATTGCCATAATTTATCCTTAAAGTTCGCAAACACCGCTTACACATGCAAGTGTTTTTGTATTTTCAGTATTGTCTTGCTCTTCTTTGAATTGCTTCCAATCAAAATTAACGTTTTGAGTAGCTAACAATTCATTGTACTTGGCTTCATCAATTTCCTCATACGGAGCCTGACGGTAAGTACCGGTGTCTCTTGGCAAGAATGAAACACCTGATAATCTATCAATATGTTTGTAAACCCAAGCACCAACTTCTAACCATTCATCTTCACCAACATATACGGTTATTGATGGCTTGTGTTCACACCAGTTGTCTTGAAAAACAAGCCAATGTTCAAGCTGCTGAATAGCAGTCATATCTTTAACAAATCTGCTACCTTCAGGTGCTTTCATTGGGAATGAAAATACCCATGAAGACTTGTTGTAGAAATCCTCTTCAGCCTTGTAACCGTTGTCCATCATGAACTGACCCAGTGGATCGGTTTTTCCAAGTCTTACTCTACGTATATAGTACGGAGCGTAACGTGGGTGAATTCCAGATGCAGAATCAACTAACTGAGAGACAGTGCCAGATGGCTTGACGCATGTAATAGCTGCTGAATGTTCAATATCCAAGTAATCAGCAAATTCAATGTTGGTCTTCACTGCTAATTCACGCAAATCTTTCAATGTCGGAGCAAGGTTTGCGTTGATTCGGCCTGTCAATCCAGCATCAGGAAACGGACCATAATCATTACCATTCAATAAAGAATGATCCATGATGCCAGTCAAGCTAACACCCAACAATCTTTCCTCTTCGGTGTTCTTTTTCCACTTCTTGTTGATGTAGCGAAAATCAGATACCGTACTCTGCAATGTTCCAAGGATCGTCGCCAAACGCACCTTACGAGACAAGTCTTCTTTGGTGTCAGTTGCTCGAACAACCACTTCGGTCAAGTTACAAAACTGATATGGACGAAGAATGATTTCAGAACATGGGTTAGTACCGTAGTCGATATCCGGATCACGACGACCATACTGTGCAGCAATAAGCTGTGATGCTTTACGAGAAAAAATTCCTCGCTCACCAGAATGAGAATTGTAAAGAGCCAACCATTCAGCCATGAACGTACCTATATCCGGCTTATCTTCATAGACTGCGCTGATATTGGCAAGTGCGCGCTGATTGTTATCGAGCCACCAGTTACCTGACTTGGATAGACGCATTTTGTCGTCATTCAAATCAGTAAGACTAATCAAAGCAGAACGACGGACGCCACCGGACACGATCACATCAGCAACTTTACAGACAAGATCATGACACTCAATTGGCGTCAATTTACGACCTTTAGCTTTGTTGAACAAAATGATCGCAAATTTCAAAAGATCCACTAGTGGTTCTGGTCCGCTAGCTCTTCCTCCAAAAGTTTTGAGCCTAGCACCAGCTGGGCGCAAGAGACTGACATCCCATTTCGCAATCTTTCCAGAATATAGGAGTGATATGAATTCACGAAAGCCAGATGCCCATCCAAGTTTGGAGTCCTTAAAGACAACGGTGGTATCTGTTTCGTGGAGTTCATCTGGTACCTCAGGAAGTTTGTTTGTGTAACGAGATTCAACACTAAATCCAACACCGCAACCACAGCTAAGCAAATACATGATTTCATCAAATGCTTTCTGGTTGTCGATTGGAAGGTATGAGCAATTGTATCCTGCAACCTGATCCTTCTCTAAAGCTGGACCTGCTGTCATCAAGGATCTCATGGACGGCATGACTTCTAGATTCAAAATGGCTGAACGTAGTTCATCCCATGGAATTTTTCTCACACCAGTTTTGGTTCTTGCCTTGTAGAAGTCTATGTAGCGATCTACAGTTTCTTCAAACGTTTCACGTCGCCCTAGATCTTCACGAAATCTAGCATAGTGACTAATTGCAATAAATTGTTGATATATGGAAGGTAACCAATCATTTCCGCTCTTTGATGTCAAAATTCTTCTCCGCTATTTTTCTAATTATTTCAAGAAATCTTTCATGAGACAAATCCATCTTCATGTGATTTACGTTTTTATGAACCCATTGAATGTTGCCGACAACGTAACCAATGCTGTTATCAATTCTATCTAGGCTGGCATTTCCTAAATGATTTGAACTACTAAAATCCAAATCGTAGTCAGTATATAGACATTTACCTTTTTGCTTTATAAACTGTTGATCCATATCCCGTCTTGTGATATTAAACTCGAAATTTCTTTTCTCGGCGGCTCTTTTAATTTTACCGAAATACATACCGGTCACGTATTCACATTTTTCTTTGTTCCAATTTGGATGGGATGCGCCTTTAAATCTTTCCTTTTTACATTCATGACAACCTTCTTGATGACTGTAAATAATATGATTCATTGCTAATATTTTCACATTAGAGCAATGTACACATTTGACTTTCCAATATTGAGTTCTTTGACCTGATGGGAATGTATGAAATCTATCAAAATCAATCACAAGATATGATCCCACTATAGTGTTTTTATAGTCTTTGTCTTTATGTACACAACTCATTTCGTTCTCCTAATAACATTACTTTATTTAGAAGAACTGAATTCTTGATATTTCCTCGAATCATCAAATGCTTCAATCGTGATTGGAACGATTGGTGTAATCAATTGCTTCATAGCCTGTGCGTAAACTCGCACTTCATATTGCGCATGATCGTGATCACGAAGAACGATAAAATTGTTTAATAGATTATGAAGATTTACAGTAGCAAACATTTTTGAATAAGAATTCACAGGGAGAACACCACGAGCTAACTCGCGAGGAATGCCTCTATCGATCATACCTTTGTATGCTACAAAAGCTGCATTACATTGAGTATCAATCATAATCCTAGCCATTTCAGCAAATGGATGTTGTTCATTTGTACGCATTTGTTTGTTAGATGATGATTGTGTAGTGATCTGCTCCACTTCAGGAACATAGTAACCCATATCTAATTCAGTGTATCTGGCACTGACTTCATTGTATGACCATGTGCGATGACGATGCCATTGTCTAAACACAAAAATTGGTGCCTTTACTTCGAACGTAAATGTCACAGATTCAAAAGGAGATGTATGGTGGTTCTTCATCAAATAATGAATCAGCTTAGCATCTTTACCAATAGCTTCATCACCTTCAGGTTCACGCCAATCAGCGTCGTATGATACGCGAGCAGAACGAACTATAGATAAATCATTACCCATGTGATCAACTAAACGAACGTAACCGCCATTCAATACTTCAATTTTGTCTTGCATCTTCATTCCTTATAATCTTTCAGCATCAATAAAAATGTAATTGATGTAGGTGTTAGCTATAAACAAATAACCAGCACTTTCCATAATTTGCCTTATTTTTAAGCCATTTCCTGGTTTTATAGTCTCACTGACTTCGATCTGAATTATGAATGGCCTGTAAGCATTATAGTTTATCGCAGCCAAAATTTCTACGTCTGGACCTTCAACATCTATCGACAGATAGAACAATTGATACCTGTTATTAGCTATTTCCATAATTTCATTAATGTTAACGGCTTTCACTCTTCTTTCAAAAGATTTCAAACCTTTGTTCATGAACCTTTGTATAAAATCTGGATCTGTACTAGATAGCTCATTAGCTTCATCACAAATAACCATATCCATGTGAGTAGAATCATCAGCAACACATGCTGCTTCGACAACTGTATCACCTTCTCTGAATTTTCTTAAATCAGCAGCAAGTTTAGGATTAGGTTCGACTAAAATTCCACGAGAACCGTATTTCTGTCTTATAAGATAAGTTGAACTAGTTGCTATAGGATGGTTTGCACCTATCTCCACATAACCAAAACTCAGTGGGCCGCTTCTCATGGCATAAGCATCTAACAAAGACATCACGATTATATCCTCGTATTTTTGCGAATACGTAGTATGCAACCATGGTGTAATAGTTGGAGCAACTTGCTGAAGATTTTCTACTTCTTCATAAACAAAGGGATTGACTATTTGTTTTAGCATTTTTTCCAAGAACTCATTTTTAATTGAGCTTCTAATCCTCTAAAAGTGTTTTCATCAATCATTTCTTGAATTTGTAAAGTAGTCATTCCAGAAAGAAATGCTTCATTGATATCTTTGCCTGGAAACGATTCAGGTAAAAGACACACATCAAAACCTTCGTCAATTGAATCTTCAATGATATTAACCAATTGTTTGTTACGTGGCTCTTTATCGAATACCAACACTGGATAAACACCAAAAGTTTCGTATACCCATTTAGCTGTACCATTCAAATTAGAATCACCAGAAGCAATTGCGTTAGGCAAAAACATACTATCGAACTCACCTTCAGTAAGATAAACTTTCTTCCCAAAATCAACTCGATTTATATTAAATACCTTACGATATTCGGCAACTTTTACTTTAAGGTATCTCTGTTTTGGATCGGCCTGAAATGAACGTCCACACACGTTCACAATGTATCCTGCCCTATCAGTGTAGAAAAATACAACACGAGGATCATTTTCTTTTATTTTATCTTTGCCGTGCCATGGAAAAGTTTCATCCAAAAACATTTTGAAATCATCAGCAAAGAAAATCTCTTCCCAAAATTCAACTGGAATTTGACGAGCCGCGATGTAGGCACGAGCAAAATGATCTTCAGGAAGATCCACTATTCTAGGAAGATCAATATGATGTAATCCAACTGGATTGTGATCTAATTTTAATTCTTCTGTTGGTTCAGAGACAGGAGTTTGCCCAACTACATTATATTTACCATCTGCTTCAAATTTTTCCATGACGTAATCTTTGTACATCAATGGATCTAGAAATTTTAGAAAATTGTGAAAGTTGGTACTGACGTTACAGTTCCAACATTTGTACCCATACCCGTTATAGTCCTGAGCCTTGAATACGTAGCCGCGAGCCTTCAACGCATTTTTTTTAGAATCACCACAAAACGGACAACGAAAGTTGTATAGGTCTGTAGATTTTTCTTTGAAAAGTTGAAGTCTTGCAGAAGTTAAAAGCAGGTATTTACGATCAAGATATAGGCTCATCACAACATGATATGATAAATTTCTTTAATACTCAATTAGCCGTTGGCAGTTATACCTAACAATGATGTCAGCAATCCCCACTTGTGGAACATCAAACCACCAAGGATAGCCGTTGCAAAAGCAATGTATTTCCAATTGTCCACAAGAAATTTAAAGACTTTGAACTTTCCATCATCTTTAGGATCTACTATTTCAGGTTTTGGTGCGCTAGCTTGAATTTCACTAATAAGATCGCGCTTTAGTTCTTCTAAGAACTCTCTACGTTTTTCATCCTGATTGTCGATCTTTTCTTCGATTTCAACCATAAAATTATCAAGCTTCTGGTTGATATCCTTAAGAGACTGTTCGACATTCATGTTAATCTTTTCCTGTGTTCTTAAACGATCCTCATAGATAATAATATTACGATTCAATGCCTCGATATGGGTTTCTGCCCTATCGATTACATCTTCCATTTTCTCCAATGATTTGGTTTGAATGGAACTATCTTTGCTTAGAACAGCAACACCTGTCTCCAAAGTATGAATGCGTTCTAGTTCATTACTTGGCATTAGGATCACCAAGTTTTTTAATAGTTTGTAGATCTGGTAATGGTGCTAACAAATTGGCAGGAGCCGTTGGCATTGTATACACAGGGACAAACTTGGTTGTTTGACATCCAGTGATAGAACTCAAAAACAAGATTGAAAAAACCATCCAGTAAAAAATACGACCTTTCATATTATTTGTCCTTTTTGTTCTGTGCAGCTACAGCGGCTTGTTGTTTTGTGTACCAATCTTGCCAACCTTGTGCAACTGCTTTGTATTGAAGACAAATACCATAGTTGGCATTATCCACGTTCAACGCATCAACAGCTGAAACACCAGAAGGTGTTGTATTAGCAGCCGCTGTTGGATCGATGTTTAGACCTTGAACTGATGAATTAAAAGAACTAACCCAACCTTCACTAAGAATTGTTTTAACGTCTGGAACATTCTTAGTAATAACGTCTGAATTATCATGGACCACTTTAGTGATCACTTTGACTCTGTCAACGTATTGAATTTGTACTTTAGTGTTTACGCCAGTTGATATTTCATGTAGCTCAGCATCGTCTTTATTTTTTTGAACAATGTAAGCGTTAATTTCTTTCTGTGCTTCGGCCTCAACTTTGTTATGAAACCAAATTTTACCCCAAAGAAGTAAACCACCCAATAAGATGATTCCTGCGCCAATCAAATAGTAGGATGGAATAAGTTTGACAGCTGCACCGAAACCGTCTTCAAGAAGCGTAGTTAATATACTCATGAAGATCCATTTGTTATAGTTTGACTAGAACTATTTGTTCTAGTTGATGTGGTTGTTACTTGGTCGCCACCACCAGGTATTGGTTGTTCTGTTGTTTCTTTAATTTTAACAGACGCGCCACCACCGGCTAATATGCCACCAAAAGCAATACCAAAATTAATCATATTGAATGTAGCAGGAGCCAATACGGTTGTGTAAATGACCAAACCAAAAAATATTAAAGTACCTATGACCCACAAAATACGAGCAGTATCGAACGAGATACCGTCTTTTTCTGTAGAAATATCTTTAATAACACGCTTGGCTAAACGAAACATAACAACTCCTAGGCTAGGAGGTATTTAGGATTACTGACCCAGCACGTAGTGATTATACTTTGCTATGAATGTATCGTGAGTAGCAGCACCCTGTGGAGTGTTATAACATTGTTTATAATAAGCCCAGATGGCTTCAATGTCATTAGGTGCAGGTAGGTTTCCTGGTTTACGTGCATAGTGTATACGAGCCATACAAATCGCATATGGATCATTGTAGATCATGTCGTCAGCTGTGCCTTGATGTCCACCATTGTAGTTCTTGACTTGAAAAGCAAGAGTTGCGTGATAAGCAAGGTAATTTGTCCAAATATCGTTGAAATCTTCAGCTTCCATTTGAAAAATTCCACGAGCCGGTCCACCACCACCCTGAACGCGATACATGCCAAAGTTACTTTCATTGGCACAAGTAGCCAACAAAAGTTCTTCAGCGTTTGGTGAATATAAACCAATTGGAGTAAGAGTTGATTGAATTAATGAGCGTAAATTAGCTACGACTAATGGGTTATTCATTTCTTATGACGCTCAAGAGAATTTTTCTTAATTTTCTTTTTGATCTGAAAAGCATAATTAGTTGTTGCGTCTGCTGGTGCAACACCGGCTACTGCGCCACCACCTACTGACATAGCAACATCTTCTTTGACATTTGTTTTTTTAGCATTGTATGAAAAATAATCATCACCACCGCCCTTGTTCTTAGGGTTGAGTTTGTGCTGCATTTTAGACTTTACTGTGTTTTGTAATTGACGATTTGCTAAGTATTCAGACTCTTTACCTTCTCCGATACCAGTTGGAGATGGTCCAGTAGTGTGTCCGTGGACTACACTAGGGCGGCGAGAAGAATTTGGACGAGTGACAGTCTTTTGCTTACCAACACCAGCTACACCACCAATGGTAGGTCCACCGGCTTGAGTATTTTGTGCTTTCTGTTTATTAGAAACAGGAGGGGAATTCTTACTGGCTGTCTTGCCTAGAATCTTTTGCTTTATTTCGGTCATTGTTTAATGCTCTTAAAATTTCAACTACTTTCTGATCCAACCCTATGGTGTCCGTTTCAATGGTCAATCCGCGAACACCTTGGATCTGCTTAGGTAGCAAATTCAAGAACAACAAAAAAGGCTTAATGACCTGCCAATCTTTTTGATCTAACTTCAACCAAAGTAATTTGGATGATGCTTCGATCCCAAAAACATTATAAAATATAATCAAATGATTCAACAAAAGTCGTTCTTTCAACAAACCTGTTGAATGATACTTAGTCAACAATCGCTTGATGTACAAAATTCTATTCAAATCTTCATCAAACTCAGCTTGTATAGCAAACGGTTTTTCGTAAGCTTTAGCTGCATACAGAATAAAATTATCGTCATTCAAATCATTAATCATATAAACTTTATACGTCCGGTGGACCGTCATCTATACCGCGTTCGCCTTTTGTCATACGAGCCAAAACTTGAAGAGGCGTTTCGTCTGGTACTTCCGGATATTCTCTATCATCAGCAATTTTCATAACTGCTGCAAGTTCATCTTCATTAACTAACTGTGCATAGCACTCAAACACACCTTCATCGTCTTTATCGCATACCATATAAAGATATATGTCACTAATATCACCATGTGCATCTTCAACATGAAACACATACTCACCTTCAACGGGTGCAGCATACATGTCGGGCGCAAGAGGATCAGTAATACCGGCTAAAATAGATGGACCCTCTTCTGGAGTCATACCGTTCTTACCTTCTATGTCAATATGCGGAAGAGTAATACCGTGAAGATCTAAAGCACCACGAACGGCTTGAACAAAAAGAATTGGAGCAACAAAACGCTTAGCAGTAACAGCATCAAGCAAAGTGTTCAAACGATGAACATCTGTTGTTTCGTCATAAAATTCTGGGCGGCTATTTACGATTTCTGTCATTTAGTGTATCCAATTCTTTCAAGCTGTTTGATTGTGTCTTTTGCACTGATATGCAATATTCCAATACCTCCAGCCTTTATCCATTCCTCGATGTTCTTATCTTTATCATCAATTAAAACATTAGGATGCTTAGTTACACTATTTAGGGCAAAATTCTGTTTCTGAACACGAGCCACAACGTGAAACCTGTTGTCAGGAACCATCATATGTGTTTTGTTCCAAAGCTTCTTTCCTTTAATAGCAACTTCAATAGCTGACTTACCCCATTGAGGATAAGCAGTTAAAATTTGAGGATTCCAATACCTGACAAAACCCCATAACTCATCATAGTCCTGCATAGGTTCTAATTGTGACCAAAATTCAACAGTGTCACAGGCTTCCGAATAAGCTTGATTCCTCTTATTCTGTCCAAAATCCTGAAATTCTTTACCGTCGATGTCGTAACCAATTCGCTTGGAAGCTTCTTTATGAAAATCGACTAACACACCATCCATATCAACA